GCTAAATACACCACAAGCGCCGTTCCAAGGTTCCGTTCTTTCTTCATATTTCATCCCCAATACTTCAAGACCTTTGACATATGTTTCAGCCCAGTCCTTGCGGGAATGGACATCTTCATCCACTTCTTCTATCAACTTGCCCGCCAAAGATTGGAGTTCACCCTCATCCATCTCTTCAGCCAAGTTTGCATCAAAGTCATCCGACAGTTCATGGTGCGGCATTAGATCAATTTCAATTCCACCAATGCCAACCTTCACATCTTCTGGATCTTCTACTTCAATTTCTATATCAGGCTCAACCGTATTGAGTTGAGGTACATTTGAATACAATGCTTTATCTAACATATTAAATCCTTTTAGCTGTGCTGCCTTCTAATTTATAACTGTCTATTTGCTCAAAATTTACTTCTGGCATAGCCAATCTCATCCGAATTCTGTGGAGCCAATAAGATTTTTCTACATACCTGTAACTGTTAGTATCAAAATCAAATTTAACACCTTCTGGTATTTTTAAATCATCTGCCTTTATGTCGTTATAAGATCTATCTTCTAATTCCTCAGAAGTTAAATATGTATCACCCCAATTTTGAATATAGTCAGACTTAAATTGTGGCTTAACTCTCCACACAATTTGCTTTCTATCTCCTTCATCTAAATTTTTAAGCCCTTCGTAGAAATGTTTTGCCAACATTGCTTCGGCTTCTTTAGCTGTATAACCTTCGACCGCATAAGCCAAAGTGTCGTATGAAATTCTAATTACCTGCGCATCTCCAGCAGAATCTAAAGCCTTCAATGAAGCATCTGTAAAAAACTTATTTGCATCATGCTTTTGCAATTCCATGAATGCTGATGGCTCACCCATGACGCAATAAAATTTTGACTCCATCCATTCGGTCAAACTTCTTGCGCAAGTAGGCCCACCCCAGCCAGTGCCAGAATGCACAACTGGCGCAGCCAGTGTGATTGCGCCCGCACCAATTGCCTGTAAAAAACTTCTACGCTTCATATTCACTCCTAGTAATACGCTTTCTTGCGTCTGAAATATTTAGGTTCATCTTCCTCATCACTTGGAAGTCTTAAGAACCCACCCTGCCTAAACCTGATCAACGCCTGACTTGAGCTATCTACATAGTCATCATGTTCCGCATTTGGAAACCGTGCCATCTCTTCAATCAAATCATCAGCCCATCTCTTATCAGGTGCCCACACTTTTCCTGAATTAAATAAATCAGCCACGCTATTTAAACGTACAAATTTATCATTGCCACGAGTAGGAGTGTACTCCGATACGGGTATTCCCATAGACCTTAATTCAAACACCAGTGGCGCACCAGCCGCTTTAGCCTCAACAATAAACGCATCAGGCTGCCATTCTTTATATCCCTCTAGCGCCGCTTTCTTCAGTGCAGGAAATTCCAACTTATCTCTATACGCATCAAGGAGAATAATATGCTTATCTGTTGGGTCTTCATTTAAACTAAACACACCCCAAGTCGTACACGCAGAATAGTCCGCCCGCTCAGATTTTGTAAACGCCGTATCCCAACTCTGAATAATAAAATCACAAGGAGGCGGCATCTCACTCTTCCATCTCTTCCACGACTCCCGCTTAATAATCGCACCCTCTTCACCAGTCGGCTGCTGCTGATACTGGGCGTTCCATTTATAAACACCAATCTCTTCCTTGACCGACATCAATTCTTTGAGCGGCCAAAACTCAGGCCATAGCGGATTACCTGACGGCATAATCGCAGGTAACTCAATTACCTCCCAATCCTCCCCCGCCGCATTTCTTAATATCTTTCCCGTCAAATCTTTATCCGACCAACGGGTCATCACGATCACTATCCTTCCCCCTGGTTGTAAACGCTGACGAGGCCCAGACGTATACCATTCAAACACGGAATCAAAAACAGTTGGATCACCCTGGGCAAGTCTCGCTTCCTGTTCCGAGTGAGGGTCATCAATGATCATTAAGTCCGCACCCTTACCCGTCATCGTACCGCCCACGCCAATCGCTATATATTCACCTTGCGCATTTGTATTCCATTTACCCGCAGCCTTACTATCCGCCGCAAGCGCTATGCCAGGGAATATAGAATCGTACTGCTCGCTATCAACAAGATTCCTAACCTTACGACCAAACCCCACCGCCAAGTCCGCCGTGTTACTAGACTGTATAACTTTCTTATCAGGATAATTCCCCAAGAACCAAGACGGCAAAAGATAGCTTGCAAACTCAGACTTAGTATGCCGAGGAGCCATATTGATAATAAGACGTTTAAGATTGCCATGCACCACCTCCTCAAATTTCTTAGCCATCACAGCGTGGTGTCTTCCGTGCACAAACCCAGGCCACATAAATTTTACATACTCTAAAAAATTAGCCTGACACTTCTCCCTTGTCAACGCTTCCTTATACTGCGTCATCTGCTTTAAAAATTTCTCCTGCTCATTCACAGGCAACTTAGACAACAACTCTTCAATCTGCGACATCTAATTTCCTAAAGTTTATATACACTGGCCTGACACTCCTCTCCATCCCCTTCATCTTCTTCAATACGCCAAGCTTTATCAGCCGCCCTATTATTTCATGCGTACTCCCCAAACTCCTACTATTCCTGTACTCCATCACCTCCCGCACCGTCGGGCCATATCCATACTTCTTCCAATACTCATCAATAAATATAAATACGTTTGCTTGGTTCTTTGTCATCTTAAGTTCTAAACACTCTTCGTAATTTAGATCCTTTCGTTTACTTATCATTTTAGGATTTAATACTTTTGTGGGGGGTGACGCACAACGTTTAGTGTGACCCCCTAAAAAAGTATTAACTTCCGCTGTCGTTTTGCTTTTAACGAATGATAAAGTATTGCTTTGCATCAAAAATTTTTATATATTTTTTTCGGTGTGTGTAGGTTTAAGACCGAGGGGGTCATCCTCTGGTGATAGAGGGAGTGGAATAGTATGCTGGAGTACATGGGACTCCGCTGACTGATTTGGGGGGGTCGGGTGCGGGTGGGGGTCGCCCGGTTCGCCGTCGCCGTGAGCCGAGCCGTCGCCCTGGTAATCGCTTTGCGTGTGCCCGGTTGATTGTGGCTGAAGCTCCGTGAGTAACGATTCAACATCCTTGGTTGTTACGTCCTCAGCTTGTGCATTCATTAGAGTTTGTATCTCAGCCAGTATCTTTCCCTTGATGTTTTCGCTTGAGTGAATTACCTTGGATTCCGTGCGGTGCGTGAATAGACTTACCTCCGTCATCGTGCCGATTGTCTTACTCGCTTGTAGCTTGATCGCCGGGGATGTATCGGGGTTTAGTAGCAGTTCAACCATTGTCTGCACGCTCAAAGCCCGTAGAGATTCAGAGTCGTAATATTTCAAAGCCTCCTTTGATGCTTCTATGGCATTAATTGCAGATTGGATATTATCTTGAGCCTTCAATTTACTTGCCTTCACTGATACAGTTCTTGGGTTTCCCTTGCTCTTATACGCTCTGCGGTATGCTTCCGAACCCGTGCACTCGCCCAGCGTAATCTCTTGAACAAACTTCTTTTGCTTATGCGTAAGACCTTTAGTAGCGATTAGAGGATTAATTATCCTTTGTTCGCTTAAGTGTTCTTTTACAGATGATCGACTCATTTAAAACCGCTCCGCTTCGCTGATAACAATCCCGAACTGTACCAGAACAAAACCCGAAAAGCAAATCCCGTGCCGTTTAATATTGCAAACGCTAGGATTGTATGCAATAGGCTTTACCTATCAACTTTCAATTATCAGTGAATAAATACAATTGGACAGGAAAAACATATTGTGTAGAATTACACGCAATGCAATATTGCAGACAACACCAGGAGATTAAAAAATGTCAGTTATAGATCAACCCTCACAAATCGCACAATTCAGACTTTTAACACTTCGCAAAATGCTAGAGCTAGAAGTTATGGGAATGACTCGCAGGGGTGCGAGCGCCTATTCAATCATTAAAAAAGAACTGGGTTTTAAAGGCAATAAAAAATCAGTCTTAGATCAACTCAATTTATTACTTAATAAATAAGATCTACTGATGAGGCTTAATTAGCCGAAACCGCTTCGGCGGTCTAGATCAACTTAGGAGCTTAAACAATGTACTCAGCACAAATAAACGCACACGGAAACGTCATAGTTTGCAAGGGTTGCGAGGTTCGCAACTCATACCGCATTATTCACACGGGCACTTACCAGGAATGCTTGAGAGTAAAGGCAATGGGTTTGGCTTCATTAATTGCAGAAGGAATTTAAACCATGACGAACCAATTAATTCTCTTTTTTTCAATTGTGTACTTCGCCGTTTTCTGCGACCTGGTCGCCTACGGCTTTTTAATGCTTGGGTTTCCGTTTGCAGTCGTCGCACTGCTTGGAGCTTTTATCGTAGCTTGTGAGGAGTAAAAAAATGAAATTTGATTATTACGCTTTTTTTGTATCAGAACATTATTTATCGGCATTGATTAACGGGGACTATTCAGGACTCAGCGATCAAGAGGAGGCAGAGCTAAACGCTTGGATTGACTCGCTCCCGGTAACCGGGCACTTTGACGTTATCGACGGGGAAGGCGGTTTCCACTTGTGCGACATTTGCAATTTACACGCACACACTCACCAGATACGCTTATATTTTCAAACCCAGGAGGCAACACAATGAACCAGGTAGAACTTGAAACCGGAGCATTCACTCTTACTCACTCGCCAGGACGTGCGCCAGTAGACACGACCGGGGATTTATTTGGGGCTACTCCCGCGCTCAAAATTAAACACTTGGAGAGCTTCGCCCCGGCCATGTATTTTGCTCTGATCGAAACTCTAGAACTGCTCACAGACCCGGAGGCCGAGCCGGAGGACGCCGACCAGGTTACAGAGAAAATTCAACAAATAATCAACCAAATCAAAGGAGCTTAAACCATGAAAAATCAAATTATCAACGCACTCTACACCTTTGCCAACAAACGCCCAGGACTAGAACCCCGCGACTATATTAGAAGTTGGGACGATAGCGAAGGCCGGGCAACATACCGCGCCGAATCCAGGAACATAACCAAAGACTTAAACCACGCCCGCGCACTACTTCGCCGGGTAGAGCTTTCAGGCATCACCGCCGAGCAAATAATTGAGGCATCAAAGGAGGCATTCTCAGGGCGTTTAACCATTACCGCAACAAATGACGGCATTGTTAAAGTGTCCTATTGTGTAGGCCAATACTTCCCGACCGAATACAGAAAGGCAGTTGCTTGCGTATGCGCTCGGGCGCTCTGGAACTATTGGCGCGAAGATTCAAAAACCGCCGACAGTATTAGACAGCTTGCCCGCCGTGAATTTCCCCGCGCTATCGCTCGCGCTTATTTTAATTGAGGCCACACAATGAACCACACCGAACGCGACTATATACAAGCCGGCTTCGACTTCGAGCGCGGACGTATCCAGGCCGACATTCTACGCATGATGATCGAATCGGAGCACATCAGCGACCGCCAGGAGGCGCGAAGATTGATCGACCAGGGACGCGCGGAGGCCAGACGATAGAACCGCTCACAGTCCACGCGCAGGCGCGGATTGTGGGAGCTTTTAACGCTCAATTCAATCAACTAAAAGGAACTAAAACAATGAAAACCAAAAAATTTACATTTCACGCAGACCCCGGACACGGATGGCTAGAGGTCGAATTTTCCGATTTGGAGGAGCTTAACATCCAGGAAAAAATCAGCGGGTATTCATACGTTCGCGGTAATAAAGTTTATTTGGAGGAGGACTGCGACGCTTACCTATTCATGGAAACCGCCAAGAGTAACGGATGGACTATCAACATTCAGGAGAAGTACCAGGAGAACACGCCAATTCGCAACTACCAAAATTATCCAAAATTTATAGGAGCTTAAACCATGACAACAACACAAATGAACGAGTACCAGTTGAACGGGTACGCAAACCGCAGAGAGTATTTAGAGAGCTTGTGCGAGGAGTACGACCGGACGATCGTTTACACCCTGGCATCCGTCCTGGGTGCATCCGAAGACTTTGACGGGCTTATAACTAGCCTGGAGGATTACTGCGAGGAATACTGAACCGCATCCGCCCGGACTCGCACCGGGCAATTTTTCGCTCCAGGGTTCGCCCTGGCTTTGATGGTGTAGTGGCTTAAAGAATTAATTATGAATTACATAAAACTACTTGAAAAACAAGCTGAAGATAAAAACGAAAGGCTTATTAAATATTCCGTTTTCTTGGACGGAATAGTGGCTCATTTAAACAGTAATAAATTCAAAGGAGAGGATAACGGCGAAAGAAAGGACTGGATAGCAACTGGAGACATTTTAAAAATGATCTCAGAATTTAAGAATGAAATGTATTCAACACAAGGAGATTAAAAATGTGGATTGTTTATTGGACTGAAAAGTGCCCGATTGTGGGCGATTACTTGGAGCACAGAAAATTTGACAGTTACCAGGGGGCACGGGTTTTCGCCCGGCTCAAGAAGGGGCATATTGAAAAGCGTCTTGCATTTCAATAATGGTGTAGTGGCTGAAAGGAAAAAAAAATGAT